ATGAACGGAAAGTTTTACCCGAGTCTCCGGCGTATTTACATGGAGTGCGAAGACCCGACAGAGCACGTATTCGTAGAGACAGTGTTCGATGGTGACTGGGGTCATTGGGAAAAAATTCTCAAGAACGATGTGATTCGCACAGCACTTGAGTACGACAAGTGGCCGGGAGAGCTGCGTCAGCGTCTGCGCTCTAAGGGTATGCAGGCGATGATTAAGGCTGCTAAGACTGGGAATGCGAACGCCGCACGCTGGCTGGCAGAAGGTGGATGGGAGACAAAGCGTGGTCGTCCCACGGACGCAGAGCGTAAGCGGAAGCTCCGTGAAGATGCAGAGCTGGCTAAAGAGTTCCAGTCTGACCTAGAGAGGATCGGCTTTGAGCCGGAGTAAGCTAGATGTAATTCGCCAGCGTGCAGAGGAAGACCTCGCAGTCTTTGCTCGTCTGGTGAACCCTCATCGTGTGTACGGAGACGTACACCTTGAGGTGTTCGAGTGGTGGACTCGTCCGACGGCTAAGGATAACCAGCTAGTGCTTCTGCCTCGTGACCACCAGAAGTCTCACTGCGCTGCGGTTCGGTGTGCATGGGAGCTGACACGAGACCCTACAAAGACCATCCTGTACGTCTCTGCTACGTCTGACCTTGCAGAGAAACAGCTGTACGCGATTAAGCAGATTCTGCTGAGTGATGTGTACCGACGGTACTGGCCTGAGATGGTACACGTTGAGGAAGCGAAGCGAGAGAGGTGGAACACGAATGAAATCATTGTGGATCATCCTCGACGAGCTGCAGAAGGGGTCCGTGACCCGAGCATTAAAGCAGCTGGTATCACAAGTAACATTACTGGATTTCATGCTAGTGACGTGTATCTTGATGATCTTGTAGTACCGGGGAATGCTTACACAGAGGAAGGTCGCGGTAAGGTTGCTGCGCTGTACAGTCAGCTGGCAAGTATTGAGACGACTGGGGCTAAAGAAGTTGTGGTTGGTACTCGTTATCACCCTCGTGATCTGTACCAAACACTTATTGAAATGGAAGAAGAAGTCTTTAACGACGCTGGAGAGTTCATCGACACACAGCCTGTGTACGAGGTGTACCAGCGAGTTGTAGAGGATCAGGGAGTATTTCTCTGGCCTCGTGAGATGCGTAAGGATGGCAAGCTCTTTGGGTTCGACCAGAAAGAGCTAGCACGTAAGAAAGCGAAGTACGTAGACACAGCACAGTTCTACGCGCAGTACTACAACGATCCGAATGATCCGACGAGTAACCGGATCACACGAGACAGGTTCCAGTACTACGACCCGAAGTTCCTCACGAACGAGCGGGGTATGTGGTTTTTCAAGGACAAGCGCCTGAACGTTGTGGCTGCTATGGACTTCGCCTTTAGTCTGCGTAAGCGTGCGGACTACACGGCTATTGTTGTACTGGGTATTGATGCAGACCATCAGTACTACGTGCTGGATATTGACAGGTTCCGCACTGACAAGATCGTAGATTACTACGACGCACTGCTTGATCTGTACATGAAGTGGGGCTTTCGTAAGGTTCGACTGGAAGTCTCGGCAGCACAGAAGGTGCTGGTAAAAGAACTAAAAGATAACTACATTGTGCCAAATGGCATGTTGCTGAGTATTGACGAGAATAACCCGACTCGTCACGAAGGCACAAAAGAAGAACGGCTTGCAGCAACACTGGAGCCTCGGTACGAGAACATGCAGGTGTGGCACGTTAAGAACGGTATGTGCTCCCTGCTTGAAGAAGAACTCATGCTGGCCCGACCGCCGCATGACGATATCAAAGACGCTCTGGCTGCAGCAATGGATATTGCTGTAGCGCCCGCCTCTAGGGCAATGAAGAAGCGGAAAGATAACGTCGTGTTTGACTCTCGGTTCGGTGGCGTGGCATTCGCTAAAGGGTAACAGATGGCTGGGAAAGTAGCAGATATCCGTGCAGCAATCACGACCGACCAGCTGGCCGAGCAGGTAGCTGATCTGTGGCGGGAGTGGGATCACGCTCGTGAGAAATGGAAGCAGGATAAGCGGGAGCTGCGGAACTACGTGTTCGCTACGGACACGACTACGACGACTAACGCTAAGCTTCCTTGGAAGAACAAAACAACTCTGCCTAAGATTTGCCAGATTCGAGATAACCTGCACGCTAACTACAAAGCCGCTCTGTTCCCTAATGACGACTGGCTGATCTGGGAACCGACTGACCGCACAGCGGCAGAGCGTGAGAAAGCTCGGGCTGTGAAGGCATACATGCAGCATAAGCTGAAGCTGTTTAATTTCGTAGATGTTATCGACCAGTTGATCTACGACTACATCGACTATGGTCATGTGATCTGTGACTGTGACTACACCATCGAGTACTACGTAGACCAGATGGGAGAGACACAGGTAGCGAAGCAAGGCCCGCGAGCACTGCGTCGTAGCCCTCTGGATGTAGTGATTAACCCGCTGGCTCCTCGTCTGGAGGACACGCCAGAGATTACTCGCTACGTCATGAGCATCGGTGAGCTGGAGAAAGAGATCAGAGAGAACCCTAAGGCTGGGTACCTTGAAGAAGCTTTGTCTCTGCTGAAGCGTAACCGCGAGGCCGTCGCTTCGTATCGAGACAGTGATATCGACAAAGCCTACGGCCTGCAGTTCGACGGCTTTGGTTCGTTCAGTCAGTACATGAAGTCCGGCTGGGTAGAAATCCTTGAATTCAAGGGAGACCTGTACGACCACTTTAACCAAACGTACTACGCAGGTCAGGTGATTACCGTAGTAGACCGGCAGATTATCCTGCGTAATGAACCGATGGATACGTGGAGTGGAAAGAAAACAAGTGTCAGTACTCAGTGGCGTAAGCGTCCCGATAACCTGTACGGAATGGGTCCACTGGACAACCTTGTCGGAATGCAGTATCGCATCGACCATCTTGAGAACATCAAGGCTGACTTGTTTGATCTTGTGGCCCATCCGCCTCTGAAGATCAAGGGACAGGTGGAAGAGTTCGAGTGGGAACCGTTTGCTGAGATTTACCTTGGAGAAGACGGGGACGTTGTTCCTCTGCAGGTAGACACTACGGCTCTGACTGCAGATACACAGATTGCGATTCTCGAACAGAAGATGGAAGAGTTCGCTGGTGCTCCCCGACAGGCAGTCGGTATCAGGACTCCCGGAGAGAAAACAGCGTTCGAGGTGAATATCCTTGAGCAGAACAGCAGCAAGATGTTCCAAGAGAAAGTGGTGCACTTCGAAATGCACGTACTGGAGCCTCTGCTGAATAACATGCTGGAGCTTGCACGACAGCAGCTGGACACAGTTGACCTCGTGAGCACGATGGACGACGACACAGGTGCGATGGATTTCATGGAGGTGTCGGCTCAGGATATCCGTAGTCGAGGCAAGCTCCGACCGATGGGTGCTCGGCACTTTGCAGCACGAGCACAGATGGTACAGAACTACCAAGGGTTCCGAAATATCTTTGGTGCTGACCCTGCCGTGATGAACCATGTCAGCGGTAAGCGGGAAGCTGAGATGTTCGAAGAGCTGCTTGGGTTCAGTAAGTACACGCTGGTCCGAGATAACGTGCGACTGCAGGAACAAGCTGAGTCTGCACGACTGACTCAAGAATACCAGCGAATGATTCAGGAGGAGGCTATGACTCCTGCTGACAGTGACGAGGCCGCTGTGCCTCCTCAAGCTCCTGTGCCGCCTGAGGGACAGTGATGGACTCTAGGTACCTGAAAGGTCTGAAGGGTGAGGACAGAGAGAAGCTGAAGGCGAAGCTGCTGACAGCTAGAGATGAGTTTGATTACGTCCGAGATATCTTGAACGACAAGGTACAAGGACTTCGTGAAGAACTTGAGAGTAGAGACTTGGCTACCGATGTGAACTGGGAAGTTCAAGTAGCTGCTCTCTTGGCGGAAATCCGTGCTCTTAAGAGTGTGGAGAAACTTCTTAACTTGGACTCTAACAAAGAGTAAGGTGTGATATGTCTGTATTCGAGGATAACCAGTCCACGGATGAAACGCTCTCTGATAATCTGGAAGATTGGATTGGAGAGGGCAAGAAGTACGCGACTCAAGAGGATGCTCTGCGTTCTGTGCCGCACGCACAGAAGCACATCGACCAGCTTGAGAAGTCTTACGCAAAGCTCAAGGAAGAGTTTGATAAGGCTCAGAGTGCAGCAGAACAGGCTGCTAAGTTGGACGAAATTACAGAGCTACTGAAGCAAGGTGCGACCAAACCGACTCCGAGCGACAACTCGGAGGAATCGAAAGGCGTTACACCTGAAGCCCTTGAGGAGCTTATTAAGTCTCGGGTGCCTGAGTACATCGAGCGAGCCACGACGCAAAAGCAGCAGGAGACGAACGTACAGGCAGTACAGTCTCATCTGGTCGAGCGTTTCGGGGGTGAGCAAGCTGCACGTAAGGCATTGGAGGAGAAAGCAACAGAGCTTGGGATCAGCCTCACTGACATGAAAGACATGGCAGCGAAGTCTCCTAAAGCTGTGCTGGCTTACTTCCCCACGCAGGGGCAACCTAACCGGGGTATGCAGAGTTCTGCGAACACCGAGGCAATGAGTGCCACATCGTCCGCTAGGGAAGGGACATGGGCTTTTTATGAAACACTGCGGAAGACCGATCCGAAGACGTATTGGAAACCCGCAACACAACAACGCCTGATGAAAGACCGAGCCGAGAAAGGCGAGGCTTTCTACAAATAACTAAGTAAAGTAACGATTAAGGAGAAATACTATGGCTGGTGGTATGACTACTGCTAATAGCGAACTCCTGATTCGTAGCGAAGTTTGGTCTGCTCAGCTGAAGGAAATCCTTGAGGACGCCCTTGAGGCCCAAGGTTGGGTGGACTGGATGACCGAATTCCCTGACGGTACAACGTTTACAATTCCGTCGGTCGGTCAAGCTACGACTCAGAGTATCACAGAAGACCAAGCTGTTAAGTACAGTGCTCTCGACACTGGTGAATTCCAGTTCGCGATCCATGAGTACATCGGCTCGGCTCACTACGTCACGAAGAAGAACCTGCAGGATTCGTTCTACATGCAGCGGGTTCTCTCTCAGTTCGTGGCTAAAGAGTCGCGTGCGATCATGGAAGTGCTTGAGACGGATATCCTGAAGACCCCCGGTCCGACGGCCTCTCAGACTGGCACGAGCCAGACAGCAGCTGATCCGAACGCAATTAACGGCCGTGACCATCGGTTCGTCGGTCAAGGCACAGGGAACATTATCAGCCCGGCTGACTTTGCTTATGCGAAGCTGGCACTCAAGGTTGCTAACGTGCCTCTGAATAACCTTGTCGCTATCGTTGATCCGTCTGTGGGTTACACGCTGGAGACAAGCACGAACCTCGTTAACATCAGCAGCAACCCGATGTGGGAAGGCATCGTCGAAACTGGTATTACAACCGGGATGCGCTTTATCCGCAACGTGTATGGCTTTGACGTTTACGAGAGTAACTACGTGGCTTCTGGTCTTGGCGAGACAATCTCTGGAGATCGGCACGGTTCTACAGCTGTGACTAGCGCAGCTCAGAACCTGTTCTTCTCTGCCGAGAGCACTGTGCTCCCGATTGTGGGTGCATGGCGTCAGATGCCTGAAGTCGATGCGGAATACAACAAAGACTTCCAGCGTGAAGAGTACGTTACGACTGCTCGCTGGGGTCTGAAACTGTTCCGTCCCGAAAACATGGTCTGTGTTCTCACAGACACAACTGCCGTCTAAGGAGAGGTTAAATGACTGATTACACTAACCAAGACGGCCTTACTCGGCACTACGGTCCGCAGGTCAAAGAGGATACGAAGTACCAAGTCGTGTCTCTTGGTGGGGGAATCAAGCAACTTGTGATTGATTTCACTCACGATGACCTTCCGGGCTTTGATGCCGATGCAGGTGGTGGGACCTCGCCGGATAGCTTCAGTGATGCTATGCCGTTTATTCCTGCAGGCAGCACGATTTACGATGCTGTGTTTATTGTGCAGGAAATCTTTGACAACGGTACTAGCTACACTGTGGGCACGCATGAGCAAGACGGTACGGCTATTGACGCTGACGGTATCTTCACGGGTACCGCTCTGGCTGAGGCTAACCTGACGGCTGGTGCTGTCCTCACGGCTGATGGTGTGGACGTTGTGAAGACTTCTGGCACTTTTGACGGTGCTGTGGTTTCTACGACTGACAACGCTTACGTTCGTGTGGCTGCTTCCGGTTCCTTCACTTCGGGTAAAGGGCGTCTGCTCATTACTTACATTGAAGGCGTCGAGGCTTAAGGCTAATAGGGATGGCCCCCTTCGGGGGGCCTGACCTTTAAGGAGAACATAATGGCAGAGAAAAAGCCTTATAACTCCGTTGACTACAGTGACCTTGAGGTGGAGTGCGCTCAGGTTCTTGTACGTGACGGAACTAACCAAGCAGCTGTGTACCAAGGTGCAGTGAACTCTGCTCTGTCGAATGACACAGTTGGTACTGATGCTGAAGATGGATACCTCGTGGTGCAAGTGGATATCGGTGGAACGCTGACCGCAGTTAAGGTTCCGTTCTGGCTCGATAACGCTTAAGGAGGTTCTATGGCAAGGCGTCGAACAGGGGTGCAGCGGGCTCAAGCAATGAGCCAGCCTAACCTCGACCGTGTGCAGGAGCGCCGGGTCCGTCAGGTCCGTAGCTCTCCGTATAACCAGTCGCGGGTGTCTAAGACAGAGCAGCGTCGTCGCGCTAGTGACCCTAGCCGTGCGTCGAAACAAGCTACGACACACCGTGATGCGCGTATGAAGCAAGGCCGTCAGTACATGAAAGACGCTAAGCGGGCTATGGACAAAGACCTGCAAGTACGACGTACAGCTAGCGCCGCAGGCCGTGCAACGGCTCGTCGGGGTGCTCAGCTTGCGTCTAGGGCAGCAGGCCCTGCAGGTCTCGTAGCTACAGTGGCTGACATGGTAGGACGGGCTATCGGCTCTCGTGCTGATGCACAGGCTCAGGCTCGTCAGCGGTATAACAAAGCAATGGGATTCAACGAGACTCGAACTCGCAATGAACTGTCTCGTCGGTCCAGTAACCGAGGTCTTCGTATTCAACGTAGGAATGAACGCAGAGGTCGGTGAGCCTGTGGCTGCTGACGACCGGAGGTCGTAATGCCAGTACGTAAAGTATCTGGTGGCTGGAAGGTGGAGGGCACCTCCAAGGTTCACAAGACCAAGGAGGCTGCCCAAAGCCAACTGAAGGCCATTAAAG